CGGGGGACTCCGTTCCACACAAGGAAGATGACATGTATACAGCAAACTTCACAACCTTTTCCGCTTTAGGCCGGAAGGGCTTTACCATGGATGTACACGTTTTCGTGTTTCACCAGGGTACTCCTATTCGTGTCTATGAGCGTCTTGTTTCCTGTGCCGTGCCCTTCAACAGGCACGACTGGGAAACAACAGTAGAGGTTGCGGAGGCATGCGAATGCATGTTTCTCGACCTGTCTGTGGGCTTAGAGATGGCGCGCTCGGATTTTCGTCCGCTCGCGCGATATATCGATAAGATGGTGAATGATTGGGATCGTGAGTATGTGAGCACCACTTTCAGTGATGCCTTATATACAACGGCCTTCTTAAACACCACCTCACTCGATTTCTAAGCTGCGAAGTCCTCCCGGAATGGGGGGTCTCTTAGCGCTAGAAGCGCGCTAGAAAGGGTGACACTTATGAGCAGACCTCCGACGGAGGAAATTCACGGACATTATTCCGAGAATTGGTCCTCCTGGGACGGTACGTCAATCGACTACCCCGTCTCTCTGCGGGATTTCTATCGTGGCTGGTCTGGGGGTAATTCCCCGGGTTGGCCACGACTGAAACGCCACAACGACCTGGAAGTCTACCGCTCACGCTATGAAAAACGTGAATACTTTGTGCAAAGAAATGAGCACACGGCATTCCCGTCGGTGTACGATCAAGCTAAATGTATTTACTCGTTCGGTACACCAGCGAATGTCACTCTCCCAAGCGGCATGCCTCCCCCCGGTGTCATAGAACATAACATCGAGGCGGGCATGATTACTCGCAATAAGGCAATCGACAAAGTCAAAGACATGAAAGTGAATTTGGCGCAGTTGATTGCTGAACGTCGACAGGTCGAGAAATCGATCACCGACGTGGTCAATCGCCTTAGCCGTGCAGTTCGTGCTATGAAGCGGCGCGACATCAAAGCAGTTCAACGGGAACTCGGTTATGCCGGGGGCCCGAAGAAGCTGTCTGGTCGCCTCGCTCAAGACTGGCTTGCGTGGCAGTACGGGTGGAAACCCTTACTTGGCGATGTCAAAGGACTAGCAGAGCATTTTGCTCGGCGAGAGCTTGGTCGAAAGATCAAGATCTACGCTAAGTATAAAGCACAAGTGACCTCCGCTGGGCGTACCGGTTTCGGTAACGTCCTCGGATTCATCGGTGCCGCTAAATACACTTATGGGCCTGTAACCACGAGCAGTACAACTGTTCTTGAGTTTCGACTCATGAGTGAATTCGCACAGGAAGGGGAGGCCTTAGGCCTCCACGACCCGTTGCTGCTAGCCTGGGAGCTCCTTCCGTATAGTTTCGTCATAGACTGGTTTCTCCCCATAGGGGATTTTCTCAGCCGATGGAACTACGCGGACGGACTCCAGTACGTCGATGGTTCAACCACTCTTCACTCTCTGAGTGAGGACCACGTTGAATCGTTGTCGTCTAGACGTCTTGAAGGTGCGTGGGAGGTTAGTATTGGTGGTGCAACCCTTGCACACACCAAGGCTATGCGTCTCTCGAGAGAGAGACACTGGCCTGACCCACCGCGCCCCATCCTGACTCCGACTATTGCGGATGCTTACACACCCACTCGCTTCTTCAACGCAATTTCGCTGTTGAGAGTGGCTTTCAACAAGTAGAAGCTTCGGCTTCTACGAATTGATGTCCCGCAGGGAAATCCTGCATCCTCTTCTAAGGAAACCCATGTCTGCAATCGCAGCACTTACTCTGACCGATGCGGCCGGAACTCCCGTGAATCACACCTACAGCCCGATCGACTGCACGACGCAAAAAGCGACGTGGGCCGAGCTGGCTTCTGGCGTGAAGATCGGGCGTCCCGTGCTCACTCTGGCGATGACGGACTTGCCGTCCGGCGTCACCAAGGTGGAACTCGTGCTGATCCGCCCGAATCTCGAGGCCATTTCCGGGGATGCCGGCGGTTATACCGCCGCCCCCCAAGTGGCCTTCGAGATGAAGGGGGTCGCCACTCTGTTCCTCCCTGGTCGGAGTACCCTCCAGGACCGAAAGGATCTCCTGGCACTGTTCCGCGATGCCCTCAGCGACGAAGTCGTCGAGGACGCGGTCTGGAACTACGACCGGCCGTTCTAACGAACGGCGTCCCCTACCTGCACTTGTGTGTGTGCAGGTACCACCTGTAACCTAACTGATACTTTTCTATGAAAAGCAAGTTTGAGCTTATGACCGCATTGCGGTTGCTCGAGGCTATAGGCGGCTCTCGTGCTCTCACCGTAGCGATACTTCTCCGCTACGAAGAGTACGATAGTGTCGTAAGTCTCCGGACAGTGCCTGAAGATTATTCTGATGCCGATAGCTTCTTTCAAGCGTACCAAGCAACTCGCTTGCTCCAAAAGAGCGAGTGGTTGCCCACCACATTTGATAAGAAGGCCGTGGCTACGGAATCCTTTATGGCTGCTGAACGATCGTGTCGTCAGACGAATGAACTCATACGAGCCCTGAGAGAAGAGCGCGCTTGCGCGATCTCTTCCGTCGTTCGCTATATTCCTATAGCGAGGCGAAAAATATCTCAGATGCTTCGGAAAGTCGGTTTGTTTGACTTTCTCGATCACGGTGGTTTTGGTCCGGGAGCGGATATGAGTACTCGTGGCGGATGGACGTCCGCATACGATAAACTTTCCAAACCCGGGTCGGTTACCATAGAGTGCACCCAATTCCTTGATTTCCTCGTGCAGAGCAGTGCCCTGCAATGTGGAAATTGGAGCTGGGACATTCATACCCGGCGACTCAATGTCGACCGGGTCCCTGGTAACAGGATCACCTTTGTACCGAAGGATTGCAAGACACGCCGTACCATCGCGGTGGAACCGAGATGGAACATCTACTTCCAGAAAGGAGTAGGTCGCGTGTTACGCAATGTCCTCAAGCGCACAGGCATTGACCTAGATGATCAGTCTAGGAACCAAGACCTGGCTCGTCATGCGTCCATTCATGATGACTTGGCGACTGTGGATCTCCAGTCTGCAAGTGACTCGATTAGCTATGAGTTAGTGCGTTGGCTGCTTCCAGAACGCTGGGTAACCATTCTGTCTCGACTTCGAAGCCCATCCTATCTCCTAAATGGAGAATGGCATAGGGCCGAGAAGTGGAGCAGTATGGGGAACGGCTATACTTTCGAACTCGAAAGTATGCTCTTCTACTCGCTGTGCTGGAGTGTATGCGGAGACGAAAACGTCTCCGTGTACGGTGATGATCTTATCATCCCATCCGAACGCTACTCAGAGGTCGTTGAGCTTCTTAACTTTTGCGGTTTTACCGTGAACGAAAAGAAGTCGTTTGCCACTGGCCCCTTTCGGGAGTCTTGTGGCGCGGATTTCTTCCTCGGACAACGCGTCACACCAATTTATTGGAAGGATGCGTTGAATGATGAAGGAACTCTTCGATTGGTTAACCAAATCTCTCGCCTTGCTGGTCGTTCTAGTGGTGGTCGCTTCCGCGATCGCCGCTTTGAGCGCCTTTGGCGTGATCTGGTATACCGGCTACCGAGTCACTATCGTCGAAAAGGCCCCCTCTCCATCGCAACCTGCGTCCACTCGCCTTCCGGCGAGTGGGCAAAGCGAGCAAGATGGGGATGGGACGGCTGGGAGGTAACGGTTGTAATACCGGTAGCCGTGAAACATAAATTCCACGACTACTTCCCGGCTGTCGCGTCGCAATGGTTTCAGCCCCAATCACATGGGTATGTAATCAGAGATAAAACGCGCCTGACGTTTAAGACCGTTTTCATCCCGTGCTTCGGCCCAAAGGGCACGGAGTTTGAAGACGTCGGTCCGTGGTCTAGGGTTACCCCCTGACCCGTTCTTGATCATTTTTTCATGATCTGGTAGGCTTTGCCTTTAATAGAGTGTACTTGCGGT